CGTGGATAAGTGCGACGTGCGCCGCAAAGCCCGCTGGAGGCCGTCCAGCGCTGGAATGGTGTGGAGGGTTGAACGATGTGCGGTTAGGCGAGTGTTGACAAATAGATGGCGGCCCGGCCCTCGCGACCACGGGGGCCGGGTATTAAAGACAACGAGGAAAGGAAAGAGCATGGAAATCAAGATCGGTTACAAGAACGGAAAGCGCTACTACTGCGGGGTGATATGGGGCCCCGGTGGGAAGCTTGCGGCGCTGCGTGCGGCTCGGGCGCGGATGGCCGCGTAAAACGAAAGCCGCCGGAAGGGGGGCAACCCTGCCAGCGGCCTGTCAAAAGAACTCAACAGAAGGATAAACGAATGGACGAAAAAAAGCAACCGGGGCTTCGTATCGCGTCGGTTCAGATCGAAAACGTGAAGAGCGTGAAGGCTTTTCACCTGGAGCCCTCGGCGTTGGGGCTCACCATCGTGGGCGGCAAGAACGGGCAGGGCAAGACCAGCATCCTGGACAGTATCGCGTGGGTGCTCGGTGGGGCGAAGAAGGCACCCTCGAAACCGCAGCGTAACGGCGCCATGAGCGACCCCTCTATTTCGCTCACGCTGAGCAATGGCATCCGCGTCGAGCGCAAGGGGAAGAATTCAACCCTTACCGTGATTGACCCGCAAGGCAAGCGCCAGGGGCAGGCCCTTCTTGACGCGTTCGTGTCTGAGTTTGCCCTGGACCTGCCGAAGTTCATGGACGCCTCGAACCGGGAGAAGGCCGAAATTCTGCTGCGTATCCTCGGGGTGGGCGAGCAGTTGACCAAGCTGGACTTGGACGAATCGCGCATCTACAACGAGCGGCACCAGATCGGGCAGATGGCCACGGCGAAGAAGAAGCACGCCATTGAACTGCCGGAGTTTCCCGACGTGCCCAGTGAACCGCTCAGCATCTCGGAACTCATCATGCGGCAGCAGGCCACCCTCGCCCGAAACGGTGAGAACCAGCGCAAGCGTGAGGCCCTGGAGCATTACCGGTTCAAGCTGGACGATGCCGCCAAGCGCGTTGAACGCCTGAAGCAGGAACTTTCCGCTGCCCAGGAGAACTGGTCCACGGTGCTGCGTGATTTCGATGACGCATCCAAGTCTGCCCAGGACCTGACCGACGAAAGCACGGCGGAACTGGAACAGCAGATCGCGGAGTTTGAAAGCATGAACGCGCAGATTGCCGCGAACCAGCAGAAGCACCAGGCCCGCGATGAGGCGGAACAGTACCAGGCGCAGTACGACGCCAAGGACAAGCAGATCGAGGCTATTCGCGCCGAGCGCATGGCCCTGCTGTCTACGGCACCGCTGCCCCTTCCCGGCCTGATGGTGGTGGAAGGCGAGCTTGTCTACAACTCGCAGAAGTGGGACTGCATGAGCAGTGCGGAACAGCTTCGGGTGGCCGTGGCCATCGTCCGGAAGCTGAAGCCCGAGTGTTCGTTCGTCCTGATGGACAAGCTGGAACAGATGGATCTGGACACCCTGCGCGAGTTCGGCGTGTGGCTGGAATCCGAGGGCTTGCAGGTCATCGCCACCCGCGTGAGCACGGGGGATGAGTGCTCGATCATCATCGAGGACGGGCTTCCCGCGGGCAAGTCGTACTCGGACGTTATCACCGGAATCGAAGCGCGGCCCGCCATGACTGGCGCCGCTATGGAATGGTAGGAGGTACCACAGTTATGCAGATCGTCAAAGGAAAGCAATTGAAGCCGGTTAAGGGCCTGATCTATGGGCCCGAGGGGGTTGGCAAGTCGAGCCTGGCCGCGCAATTCCCGGCACCCTTATTCATCGACGTGGAAGGCGGCACTTCGCGTCTTGAGGTGGCACGCACCCAGAGGCCCACGAGCTTCGCACACTTCAAGCAGATGGTGGGTGACATCGTGCGGGATCAGATGGGTTATCAGACCCTTGTGATCGACACGGCGGACTGGCTGGAGAAGCTGGCCGTCAAGCAGGTATGCGCGCAGAACGGCTTTGCTGGCATGGGCGGAAACAACGACTACGGCAAGAGCTACAACGAGCTCGCTGGCATGTGGGCGGACCTGCTGACCCAGCTTGAGGCGGACCTGATCGAGACCGGGAAGATGCACGTGGTATTTCTGGCGCACTCGACCACGAAGAAGTTCGAGCTTCCCGAGGAAGAGGGCCAGTTCGACCGGTATCAGTTGGACCTTGAAAAGAAGGTGGCGCCCCTGCTGAAGGCGTGGTGTGACCTGATGCTCTTCGTCAACTACCGGACCATCGTGGTGGTGGACGACAAGACCAAGACGGCGAAGGGCCAGGGCGGAACCCGGCGCATGATGTTTGCTGAGCATACGGCGGCCTTTGATGCGAAGAACCGGGACGGGTTGCCCCGCGAGATGGACCTCGGCATTGGCCCGATCAAGCACTGCTTCGTCGGGCTCTCTGCGAAGGCTGCCCCGGCGCCCGTAGCCCCAAACGCACCTACGGCGGCGGTCGCCCCTGCCGCTGCCGCTACTGCCGGGCCGAATCCCCCGATTAACCCGCCCGGCATGGCAACGCCTGAGACTGGGTGCTCTGTCGGTATTCCGCCCATGCCTAAGAAATCGGACGCCCCCGCCGCTCCGACCCCGGTCCTTCAGCCTCAGCACGTGGCGCTTCAACACCTGCTGGCGGGGGCTGGTGTGACTTATGAGCAGCTTAACGCGGTGCTCGCGGCCCGTGGCAAGTACCCCGAGAATACGCCCCTGGGGAACATCGATCCGGCCTTCATCGAGGGCTACATCAATCCGCACTGGGCGAAAGTTTTGGAAATGATCAACAGCGCGGCAGCCGCAGCGTAGAAAGACCTTTGAACGATGAGCACTGATAACAATGTTGCAATTGGGTGGGACGAAGAACGGATCGAAAACCCGAATGAGGGATCCGAGTTCATCGCACTTCCGGACGGCAAATACAACTTCACCGTGGCCAAGTTCGAGCGCGGCCGCTTCGAGGGATCGGCCAAAATGTGCGCCTGCCCCAAGGCCATCCTTACCCTGGAAATCGACGGTGCGGAACTCGGCACGGTAAGCCACAAGCACAACCTGTACCTGAACAAAAAGTGCGAGGGCCTGCTCTGCCAGTTCTTCGTGTCGGTCGGACTGCGCAAGCATGGCGATCCCCTCGTGCTCGCCTGGAATCAGTTGGTGGGCCAGTCGGGACTCTGCGAGATGGGCCAGCGGACGCACAATGACAAGACCTACAACGACGTGAAGAAGTTCCTCGACCCGCCAGAACCTACCGAAGTGCCCGCCCAGGAAACGGGCGAAATTCCGTTCTGATGCCGCTGGTGTGGATCCAGTCTGTAACGGTGGAACAGCTTCCACCGGCGCCCCTTCGGGTCAACCACTACACGACGGTGGTTGACCCGGGGAAGTGGCTGGCGAAACTCCAGTGGGAGTCCAAAATGGATACCGGGTATTGGCGAATCCGGACCGGTGTGCTACAGCGCGAGATTGAACGAATCCGCGACCTAATAGAAGGAAAGAACTCATGGTGACATTTTCAGTTAGGCCCTACCAGACGGAGGCTAAAAGCGCCATCCTGTCTGAGTGGGAACAAGGGAGGCGGCGCACGTTACTCGTGCTGCCAACCGGATGCGGCAAGACCATCGTGTTTTGCCAGTTGATCGAAGAACTGGTGCGTGCGGGCAAGCGCGTGCTGATCATGGCCCATCGCGGCGAATTGCTGGACCAGGCCGCCGACAAGCTGAGCAAGTCCACCGGGCTCCAGTGCGCTGTTGAGAAGGCGGACCAGTCTTGCCTGGGGGAATTCTTCCGCGTGGTGGTGGGCTCGGTGCAAACCATGATGCGGCCTTCCAGGCTGGAAAAATTCCCGCCGAACTACTTCGACGCGATCATTGTGGATGAGGCCCACCACTGCCTTTCTGATTCGTATCAGCGCGTGCTGGCCCACTTCGAGAAAGCCGACGTGCTTGGTGTGACGGCTACGCCCGACCGGGGCGACATGAAGAACCTGGGCCAGTACTTTGATTCGCTGGCCTACGAGTACAGCTTGCCCCGGGCCATCCGTGACGGCTTCCTCTGCCCGATCAAGGCGATGACCATCCCGCTCAAGATTGACCTGCGCGGCGTGGCCCAGCAGTCGGGCGACTTCGCGGCGGCTGGCCTGGGCTCGGCCCTGGATCCGTATCTGGAACAGATTGCCGACCAGATGGCGATCCACTGCGCAGGCCGCAAGACGGTGGTGTTCCTGCCCCTGATTGCCACATCACAGCGATTCTGTGACTTGCTCAAGGTGCGCGGATTTCGGGCCGCTGAGGTCAACGGCGAGAGCCAGAACCGGGCCGCCATCCTGAAAGCCTTCGACGCATGGGACGACGGGGTGCTTTGCAATTCTATGCTGCTCACGGAAGGCTGGGATTGCCCGTCGGTTGACTGCGTGGTCCCTCTTCGCCCCACCAAGATCCGGTCACTCTTCTGCCAGATGATCGGGCGCGGTACCCGGCTTTCCCCCGGCAAGACCGAACTGCTGCTGCTGGACTTCCTCTGGAATACGGAGCGGCTTGACCTGTGCCGCCCGGCCTGCCTGATTGCGGGCTCGGAAGACGTGGCCAAAGTGATGACCGACAACATCAACGAGGCCGGTGCGGCGGTTGACCTGATCGAGGCCGAGGAAAAGGCCGAGGGCGACTGTGTGGCCCAGCGCGAGGAAGCCCTGGCCAAGAAGCTGGCCGAGATGCGCAACCGCAAACAGAAGCTGGTTGACCCGCTCCAGTTTGAGATGAGCATCGCGGCGGAGGACCTGTCCGGCTACGTTCCTTCGTTCGGCTGGGAAATGGAACCGATATCAGACAAGCAGAAGACGGCACTCGAAAAGGCCGGACTCTTCCCCGATGAGGTTGAATGCTCTGGCAAAGCGGCCCTGTTGCTGGACCGCCTGAACAAGCGCCGCACCGAGGGCCTCACGACGGCGAAGCAGATCCGGTTCCTGGAAGGCAAGGGCTTTCAGCACGTGGGCCAGTGGGAGTTTGACTCAGCGCGCCGCCTGATTGATCGCATTGCCGGTAATGGCTGGCGCGTCCCGAATGGCATCACCCCGGGTGAGTACAAGCCCGCACCGAGCCAGATGGAGATCGCGTCATGAGGCTTAAAACAATCTTGCACATTGACGAGCGGATCGCCCACGCGACCGTCACGCACGGGGAATTCGTTTCGCCCCGGCACGCCATAAGCGCGGCACGCATTGAGCTCATGGAAGCGGAACAGGCGGCATCCTACATCGGCAACGACGCCTTCGTCGGTGAACTGCTTGACGCCGCTCAACAGTTCGGAGGTGGCGATGAATGAGCTGGCACTATTTGCAGGGGCAGGAGGCGGAATCCTCGGAGGCCATTTACTGGGATGGCGCACAGTTTGTGCCGTCGAAATCAACGACTATGCTCGGCGGGTATTGCTTGCGCGACAGCGCGACGGGATGCTGCCCAGATTTCCCATATGGGACGATATCACAACCTTTGACGGATACCCCTGGCGCGGTCGCGTTGACGTTATCAGCGGGGGATTCCCTTGCCAGGACATCAGCGCAGCCGGAAAAGGGGCAGGCATCACCGGAGCTAGAAGCGGGCTTTGGTCTCACATGGCCCGCATCATCGGCGAAGTTCGACCGCGCTACGTCTTCGTGGAGAATTCACCCCTGCTTGTTTCCAGGGGACTCGATGTCGTGCTCAGTGACCTTGCCGCGCTGGGGTACGATGCGCGATGGGGCGTTATCGGGGCTCACCATGCCGGAGCACCTCACAAGCGGGACCGGATCTGGATTGTGGCCGACGATCCGATCAACGGATGGCGAGCGGGGCGGACGGGGGGATCTGATTCAGGCGGTGAGGGGCAACGAGAACAGTCATTACAGGATGTGGCAAACACCGGTCGCGGACGATGCAGTAGATCGGACTGCCGGAAAAATGAACAGCCGGGGCGAGCCGAAGTTGAGTGTGCAAGTGAAGCTTTGGCCTACGCCAGCGGCCCGGGACTCGAAGGGCGCAAACAGCCGGGAACACTGCGAAATAAACGGGGGGGGGCGAAAACATATGGACCAGTTAGCGAATGCAGTTGCCCATCCGGATCTAAAATTTCCGACGCCAACCAGCAGCATGGCGACGACCGGCGACTTGGAGCAGGCGAGATTCAGCAGCCTGAACCGGCCGGAGTATGCGTCGGTGAATGGTGGATCTCTGAACCCGACGTGGGTCGAGTGGCTCCTGGGGTGGCCGCTCGGGTGGACCGACTTAAAGCCATTGGCAATGGACAAGTTCCAAGCGTGGCAGCGCTCGCATGGAGGATCCTGTCATGACTGATCTTGCTGAGATGAAACGCCAGCGCAACCGCGAGGCACGAGAAGCGAAGAACGCCAAGACGAAAGCGCTATACGGTGACGCGCAGAAGGCCCTGGATGAATTGCGCGCTGAGACGGAACGGGCCAGGGCAGCACGCTTCGGGACGAAACGATTCACGTCCCTGGCAGCCACACCAGACATTCCCGCTGCAAACGCGGCCCGTGGCGAGCAGCTTACCGGCGCGGCGGGGGCCTGCAACCACGGGGTCGGCATCGGACTGATTGGGGTGGGGATATGAGCGATTTACACGAACTACTCGCGGCCATCGACCCTGCGCAGACCGACTACACCGAGTGGGTGTCTGTCGGCATGGCCATCAAGCACGAGGGTGGTACCGTCACGGACTGGGAACAGTGGTCCAGTCGAGACGCCAAGCGATACCACCAGGGCGAGTGCGCGAAGAAGTGGGCCGGATTCATCGGCTCAGGCGCACCCGTAACGGCCGGAACGCTGGTGGAAATGGCCAAGCGCCACGGATGGACACCGCAGCACTCGGGCGGAAAAAATGAGGCCTTGGGCTGGGATGACGTGATAAACCAGCCTTCCGAGTCCCTTCAATTCGTCGATGCCACGTGGTTGGAACCCGTGGAATTGGACGCGCCAACCGCAGCGGACTGGAGCCCGGCTAAGGAATTGAGCACGTACATCTCCACGCTCTTCGAGGCCCAGGAGTACGTGGGATACGTTACCGAGTCGTGGATAAACGAGGACGGCAAGCACCTGCCGAAAAAGGGCAGCTTCACACGGACCGCTGGCGAACTGCTGCAGGACCTGGCCAAGTACGGCGAGGACCTGAGCTACACCGTGGGCGCGTATGCCGATGAGTGCGGGGCCTGGATCCGGTTCAACCCGCTGGACGGCAAGGGGGTCCGTGACGACAACGTGACCTCCTTCCGGTATGCCCTGGTGGAGTCGGACACGCTGGCCATCGAGAAGCAGGCCGCCATCTACGCCGAGCTTGAATTGCCTATCGCGGCCCTGGTGCATTCTGGTGGCAAGTCCCTTCACGCCATCGTCCGGATCAACGCGACATCCAAGGAAGAGTACCGGGAGCGTGTCAACTTCCTGCACAAGGTCTGCCAGAAGAACGGCCTTGAGATCGACACGCAGAACAAGAACCCGTCCCGCCTGTCTCGGATGCCGGGCGTACTGCGCAACGGTCACAAGCAGTATCTCGTGGCTGTCAACCAGGGGAAGGATTCGTGGGAAGCGTGGAAGGAGTTCGTCGAAGAGGCGAATGACTCGCTACCCGACTTCGAGGCGCTTTCGGATGTGTTCAACGATCTGCCGAACTTGGCCGAACCCCTGATTGATGGGGTTCTTCGGCAGGGCCACAAGGGGCTGCTTACCGGGCCGTCGAAGGCTGGCAAGTCCTACATGCTACTCCAGCTTACCCTGGCCATTGCGGAGGGCCGTGAATGGCTCGGCTGGCCGTGTGCCCAGGGCCGCGTGCTCTACGTCAACTTGGAACTGGACCGGGCATCGTGCCTGCACCGAATCCGTGACCTGTATGGCGCCCTCGGGTGGGCCCCGTCGAACATTGCCAACATCGACTTGTGGAACCTGCGGGGCAAAGCCGTCCCCATGGATACGCTCGCCCCGAAGCTGATCCGCAGGGCCCACAAGCGGGGATACAAGGCGATCATCATTGACCCGATCTACAAGGTGATCACGGGCGACGAGAACGCGGCTGACAAGATGGCGTTTTTCTGCAACCAGTTTGACCGGGTATGCGCCGAGCTCGGGGCGGCCGTCATCTACTGCCACCACCACAGCAAGGGCGCCCAGGGGCAGAAGTCGGCCCGTGACCGCTCTTCCGGCTCTGGGGTGTTCGCCCGGGACCCTGACGCCATCTTGGACATCATCGAGCTCAACGTCACTGACACGATGCGGAAGGCGGTATCTGATCGCGAGATCGCAGATCGCGTGTGCGGCATCCTGGACAAGGCGCGGGTCGGCTGGCGGGACAATTTTTCGCAGGACGACGCGCTGGTGGCCGACAAGGTGCTGGCCCATGCAAAAGAGCTTTTCGGTAATTCGGACATCGACCACGAACTTGCCCCGCTTAGTAAGGCCCTGGAGCAGATGACCGGCTGGCGACTGGAGGGGACGCTTCGCGAGTTTGCCCCGATGCCGCCCCGCTGCTTCTGGTTCCGGCACCCATTCCACACCATGGCCCAGGCTGAATTCTTGTCTGATGCCAAGGCGGAAGGCGAGGAACCGGCATGGAAGGCCCAAGCTGAGGCCGACAAGGAAGCCAGAAAGGCCAGGCGCGAGCAGGACCTGAAACGGCTTTCTGAGGCGTTCATGGGCCCGCACTTCGAGCACGGATTCGCGGAACTGGCGAACCTGGCCAGCAGCCTCAACATGGATGAAAAGCGGGTGAAGGCCCTACTGCCGGCCGCCAACCTGATCCAGTGCATTGACGGCCGGGTCCGGCCCAAGGATGAAGGCGAGGCGTTCAACGAGGCCAACCCGCCCATCACAAAGGCACGCAGGACGCGGCTACAGGAGACGCGGGACGCCATCATTCAGGCCGCAAGTGCGGACCCTGAAGGACTCGCCAGGTGGCAACAGGTTGCCGATATTCTGGGACTGACCGAGGTTCCAACGAAGAAACGGATTGACGCACTGCCCGATTTTGAGCGCCGCAACGGGGCAATTTACCCCATGGGGGCGACCGTATGATCCAGTTCTTCATGCCGATGGAACCCCCAACTACGACCGCTCAGATGCACCAGGTGACCGTCCGAAAAGGGAAACCGGTGTTCTACGACCCCCCGGCCGTCCAGCAGATGAAGGCCAAACTTGCCGCTCATTTGTCCGCTCACAGGCCCGCTGCCCCCATGGAAGGCCCGCTTCGGCTGTGCTGCAAGTGGATATGGCTCGGCAAATCCGAGGCATATAAACCGACAAAACCAGACACGGACAACTTGCAGAAGGCACTCAAGGACGCGATGACAAAAGGCGGTTTTTGGGGCGACGACTGCCAGGTGGCAAGCGAGATCTGCGAGAAAATGACAGGCCCGATCCCCGGTATTTTCGTCCGGATCGAGGTGCTCTCATGAGGGGGATCTGTGGATCTGTTTTTCGTCAAAAACACCAAAAATCAACCCAAGGCAGATCCCAGATCCCCCGTGTTGAATACAGACACAAACCGACACAAAGCAACGGCCAAGGGGATCTGTGGATCTGCGTTTTTCTCCCCCCCACACCCCCTATATACATTCGTACAAAGGGCAGATCCCAGATCCCCCCCTGTGAATGTGCTACGCGGGGATCTGTGGGCGGATGGTGTTGGGGTTCGTACCTCACCCCAACCACCACCTTCGGGTCCCGTCGCAAGCGCCACCCAAAGGCTCGGGTCCGTTCCACAAGATCCCGCTGCTCAAGCACTGAGGCCAAAACAGAAAACGACGAAGGAAAGAGCATGAAGGCAAAAGCAGAAGAAATTTTAACGATCTTGGAAGAAGAGATCACAACCGAACTTGGACGCCTGTTCATGGAGCACGCGGAAAGGATGAGAACAGAAGAGGAAATATGGTTCACCGACAGGCTCGGCGCTGTCACCCTGCACAGCATGTTGGACTTGGTTCGTACCAGGGACATCGCAGAATGGGAACGACGCATGGACCTTGTGGAAAACGGTAAACCTGAGCAGTGGGTAAACGAACCTTGGGCAGCACTGGAGCCGAAAGCATGAACGTGAACATTGACCCCGAATTTGAAGCACTCATCCCGCCACTGTCCCCCGAGGAATACGCCGGGCTGGAGGCGGGCATCCTGGCCCAGGGCTGCTTGATGCCGCTTGTCGTTTGGAACGGCATTCTGGTTGACGGACACAACCGGTTCAAAATCTGCACCCAACACGGCGTGGGTTTCGAGACACGTCCTATTGTGGCAGAGGATCGCCGGGCTGTGCGGATCTGGATCCGTAACCACCAGATGCACCGCCGCAACATACCCGAGTTTGTCCGCGTGGAAATGGGATTGGAGAATGAAGCCGAGTACGCGGCTGAAGCAAAGGAAAGGCAGAAACTAAGCGAAGGTAGAGGCAAAAAAGGTAAGGAAATATTGCCTGACCTTATTGACCAGCCAATGCAAACCCGCGACGTGATCGGCAAGGCTGCTGGTGTGTCTGGCCGCACTGTGGACAAGGTGAAGGCAATAAAGCAGTCAGGCACCCCTGAACTGCAACAAGCCACACGCGAGGGCCGGGTTTCAATTTCCGCCGCTGCCGAGATCGCTACCCTTCCAGCCGAGGAACAGATCCAGATTGCCACGGCTGAAAACGCACCGGTCGCCAAAATTGCCAAGGCGATCAAGGCGGACAAGCACCGCAAGTCTAAGGCCGCACGCCTGGAGGTAATCCAGAACATGCCGTGGCCTGATGGCAAGTACCGGGTGATCTACGCCGATCCCCCCTGGAGCTACGACAACTCAGGACTTGACGCCAGTGCGGCCAAGCAATACGAAACCATGAGCACGGAAGATATATGCGCCATGCCGATTCGTGACCTTGCCACGGACAACGCCGTGCTCTTCATGTGGGGAACTTCACCACTACTGCCCGATGCTCTTCGTGTCATTGAGTCGTGGGGCTTTGAGTACAAGACTTCCATTGTCTGGGACAAGGACCGTCCGAACTATGGCAACTACGTTTCTGTGCAGCATGAGTTTCTCTTTATTGCAACGCGGGGAGCCTGTACTCCTGACATCGACACGCGCCCAGGTTCAGTGCTTCGAGTTGAGCGCACTGGACGGCATAGTGAAAAGCCTGAAGAATTCCGCAAACTGATCGACACCCTTTATCCGAACGGCCCGCGCATCGAACTCTTTGCACGGACGGCGGCAGAAGGCTGGGAACGCTGGGGAAATGAGGCTGCATGAGAAACGAAAATTTCAGCGAACAATTGCAGTTTGGCAATGACGGTGAGTTGCTGATCATGGACCTGCTCATAGGTGACGGATTCCACGTGATCCCTACGTTCGACTACAAAACGGCCTTTAACAAGGCCCCTCTATTGCACTCACTGGATCATTCAATTTCACCCCCTGATCTCGATTGTGCCAAAGACGGCTCTCGCTTCTGGGTAGAAGTAAAACGCTATCCGTTGTCGCCTTGGAATCGCACCGTGGGCTGTAATGTTCACGGCCTTCAAAAGCGCAAATACGAAGACTACAAGGCTGTTGAATCCGTGACTGGTACGCCGGTCTTCCTGGCTGTGCTTGAAGGCAAAAGGGAGGAAAAGGACGAGTCAAGAGAAACGACAGGAGTGGTGCTCTATGCAAGGCTCGCGGAGCTTGAACCTCTTCCTTGCATGTGCTCCGGATGCCAGCATAAGTGGGGCAGTTGCCGTGCACCGATAAGCGCAAACGTATATTTCAATCGGTCTCAATTCACAGTCAGGTGGAAGATTGGCCACTTGATCAACGTGGGGGCCGCATCATGATAAACCCCAAACCCCTGGAGGAACTGAGCATGAAAGCAGCAGAACAAGCGAGGTTGGCCTACCTCGGATCGAACCAGGCCGAATGCGTTCCATGGGACGAACTCAAGCCGGAAATGCGGGAGCGGTGGGCGCGGGTGGTGGACGCGGCACAAAAGCCGATCTACGCCGAACTGGAAGACGTGACGGCGGAGCGGGATGCCGCGAATGAACGCGCAGAGCAGGCGGAGGCAGAGCGGGATGATCTGCGGTGCGAGAGCAGCCTGATTGGCGAGTTGCGAACGATTCTCGGACTTGGTTGGGGTGAGTCTATAACCGAGCGTTGTCGCGAACTTGCCGCCCTCCGCGCCCAACTGGACGCCGCGCAGGCCGAGTGCAAGCACCTTAATGCGGTCATCGCGGACATGCAGCCGGTGGACGCCACCCCGACCGACGCGCAGGTAGAGGCGCTGGCGAAAGCCATGCAAAGTGCGTACTCCAAATATATTGGATATTGGCCAGACTGGGACACTTGGTCACATTACCGCCAAGATAGCTTCCGTGCCCAAGCCCGCGCCGCCTACGCCCACATCGGGCGCGTGCCGGTGGGATGGGAGTTGGATGTGACAGAGCAGGCAATACGCAACGCTTGGCTTGACGCAGAAGCCGGTGGTGGCAATACGTGGAATGCAGCTAAAGCCGTCCTCGACCTCTGTCGCTCCCGCATCAAGCCGGTCTCCGAGTGCAAGGAGTGCGCGAAGCTGCGTGACGAGGTGACGTTCTGGAAGCGTGAGAACGTGGCATCAAACAACCAGATACTGTCCGCTATTGCAACGCTACAGGCTCCCCGCGCCGCGCTGGAGGGCGAGTGATGGATACGGAATCCGCAAGAGAGATGATCGAAAGAAACTACCACCCTAAGCAAACCGGCCCCGCGCCGAAGGATGAAGGAATGGAAATACGAACTGGATTCTTGCCACGTCCCGAAGAGGCTACTGAGCGCTGTGCCGTCGAACTCCGCGCCGTCTACGAGCGTGCCTACTGCGCCGCGCTGGGTGGATATGCGGCGTGCGGTCATGGGGATAAATGGACAGTAAAATACTCTCACGTCGCCGCCCTCGAAACCGTCCGCCAGTGGCCCGCCATGATGGCCGAACTCGAACAGGAGATCGCAAAATGAGCCGACGCGATGAAGTGGAACAAAACATCAAGTGGGTTATGTCTGCCGGAATGTCTGGTGGGACAACTAAGCAGGGGCTCATTGACCTCGCCCGCACCTTGGCCGACGAAGTGGACGCCGAGCGGGCCGTAGTCACGAAGCTGCTGGCGATGCTGAAGCCGGGAGAGTGCAAGGATTGGCTTGGCGGATATTGGCTGCAACAGCATACATTTTATGAACGCGCCTGCGAAATCGCGGGGAGGAAAGAATGATGGAAGACTGGACCGAAAAGGTTAAAGCGGCGCACGAGATGGTATCCGCTCTTTGCAGTCACCCTGACAGCAAGGGAAGTCGCAAGTGGATCATGAGCATACCAGCAAGGCCCGACTATGATCCCGATCTGGTTATCACGTCCGGCCTAATGGCTGCTGAGAAGCAAATCGACGCCATCACCGCCGAGCGCGACGAGTGGAAGCGGCGGCTGGATGCTGTGGTGGAAGACCTCGAACCGAAGCAGGGACCGCCAAACCCCACTAACCCGACTGCTGTTGACGTTGCGATATGGAGAGAGTCGCGCAGTATCCATCGGCGCATCATCGCCATCCTGAACCCAGAGGAGAATGAGAATGACTAAAGGCTACCAATTCATATGCAACCAAAGAGACTGGTGCGGTATGAAGGAACACGACTCACACGAACATCTCGGGGCAGAATACGTCCTCGCCAGCGACTACGCCGCGCTCGAATCCGAGCGGGACGAACTCAAGCGGCGGTGCGAGTTGTATGAGGCGCGCGAGCGTGCCGACAACGAAACGCTACACGAGTTCGCAGATTACTTATCAGATAAACGCGCCATCGCGGAGGGCCGTGACAATGGGTAGGTGGAAGCAACAAGACGCGACGGTCTGCATATTCGGCACGGTCAATTGCGCATTTGGCGAGAACACTTCAGATGCACGAAGTATCGTAGACGCCCACAACGCCGACTGCGACGCCTACGAAGCCAGGATCGCGGAGTTGGAGGCAACCCTCGCCCGCGTCAAGGCCGAGAGCCTGCGCGTGGTGCCGGATGGGGGTGCGTGCGCTGCTGGCGA